GGAGGCATGGATATTTGATGAACTCATTCTCGCACAAAGAGCTGACGTGAAGGTGATAGCGAATATCTCCCTTTGGGATGCCCCTCACCTCTACGACAACGATATGAACGTTCTCATGAAGGCTGGGCTTACAGATGAGCAGGCTAAGAGCATCCTCGTCGTGCAGAAGCAGGAAGCCCGCCAAACCAAGAATCTCCCCGAGACGGAAAAACTTATCAAGGATTGGGTCGGGAACAAGACTGTCACCTTCGTCAACGAGTTCGGACAGGAGTTCATACAGGATGCCCTTGTCTATGTCCTACAGAAGCTCCAGATACATCGCTTCATCAAGGAGTTGGAGGATGATTCAGAGCGCATCCCCCGGGTGTTCGGGGAACCAAAGCACCTTATGGGAAGGTGCTGGAAGCACTTTGTGCTTGATGTTCACAGGGTGAAAGACTTCAGCGTGCCTACGGATTGGCCGGTAGATGTCCAGATCGACTTTCATCCGAACGAGAACATCGCAATCTCCTTCCGTGCGGTAGACCCGTGGGGAAGGAACTTTATTGTCGATGAAGTATGGGACCACCTTAGAAACAGCGAGATAGTTGATAACATAGTGAGAAGGTGGAAGAGGGAATCGTGGCGCCTCGAAGAATGGATAGAGATAGATGCCTTGGCAAAAGGTGATTCGTCATATGCCAAAAACCGATTTGGACAGAGTGAGGATTCCTTTGACGAAATCCAGCGTCTCCTGAAGAAATACAAGCTCAAACTCCGGTCAGGGTCCAAGGCCGAAAAGAACTACATTGCCAAGGTCGATGAGTGGATGACTCACGAGCCGCCGCTGTTCTTCGTGCAGGCGCATTGTACTGAAACCATAAAACAGATAGAGCGGTGGGTCTATGAGGACAACGGGAAACCCTCGGACGGCGGTCACTTTCCTGAGTGCATAGGCCGCTTCAGTCAGACCGGGCTGAAGTACCACGATCTTGAGGAAGACAAGGGGGACCAATATCAAGAACTCATCGCGAGACTTGATGCGCCTCTTTCGGTGCCGATGGAATGATAGGGAACAGGAGACCCAATGGATGACAACAAGAAAGACAAGCCACTAAGCGAAGAGGAAGCCGAGGAGAAGAAGAAAGATGAACTCAAGGGGGAGAAGGCAAAGAAGTTTCTTGAGAAGATGCGGAAGCGTTACGAGCGCGAAGTAAAGGCCGACAAGGAGAATAGGGATGCCGCCGCCGATGATCAGAGATTTCTCATGGGCGGAGAAAACCAGTGGTCGAGCGATGACGTAGCCCTCAGAAAGATTCTCAAGCGTCCGTGCCTTACCTTGGATGAACTGAACCGCCCGGTCAACCAACTTGTCGGAGAGATGAGGCTTAACAAGGCCCACATCAAGGTGATCCCCTCGGACGCCGAAGGCAACATGCAGATTGCGAAGTCGAGGCAGGCGATCATTCATGGCATCGAATACGATTCGGAAGCCGATGCGATTTACGACTATGCCGGGGAGATGATGGCCAGTTGCGGGTATGGGGCATGGAGAATCCTTACCCGCTATTGCGAGGACAATCCTTTTCTTCAAGAAATCTACATGCAGAGAATCAAGAATCCACTTCTCGTCTATCCCGACAGTCATGCCACATCGCAGGTGTATTCAGACGGAAAGTACCTTTTCATCCTTGAGAAGATTTCGAATGATGATTTTGAGGAAAGATACCCCAGCAAGAAAGTCCCCGACGTAGAGGACTTCAAGTCTCGCGGCGGCTCAAGTATGGAGCTTTGGTTTGAAGAAGACGCGTTTTGGATTGCCGATTACTATGTTGTTGAAGAGGAAGAAAAAACATTTTGCCTCATGGAAAACGATGACATCCTCCTCGAAGAAGAAGTGAAGGAGAAGAAGAAACAGTGGGAGGAAAAACAAAAGGAAGCCCTTGAGATGAAACAGATGGCAAGGATGCTTACCTCGGCCATGCCCGCACAACCACCAGCCGGCGCGTTGGGAGCGCCTGCTCAGCCCGGGATGGGCGGGTCCCGGTTGGGGTTGGGTTCCTTCTCTCCAGTGCCTTCCCAGCCTCAGCCGGGGATGCCAACTGGCCCTGCTCCCGCTATGGTTCCTCCGACAGGCGGCAGCCCCGTTCCCGTCGTTCCCAAACCAATGCCGGACGCCGTTCCGCCGACTCCTGATTTTACCATGCCGCCATTGCCCGACAGCCTCAAGATAAGCAAGAAGGCCACGAAGAAGGTTCCGAAGGTGAAGCATTATGCTATTGCCCCCGACCAAATACTTGACGGCCCCAACGATATACCAGGCCGGTACATCCCGGTTATTATCGTCAAAGGTCCGGAGAAAAACCTTGATGGCAAGTCGATCACCCGAAGCCTCATAAGGAACGCAAAAGACCCGCAAAGGCTTCTCAACTGGGTAGAGACGAGCAAGGGCGAACTTACAGCCATGTTGCCGCATAGCCCATGGATAGGAACGCCGGAACAGATCCAGCCCTTCGACCATTTCTATCAGGCTGCTAACATCCAGAACTATGCGTGGCTGCCCTATAAAGCTCAGGTACTGGTCGATGATAATGGGAATAGCCACCTCATCCCCCCTCCCACGAGGGTAGGCGTTGGTACGATGCCTGTGCAGTTGTTCCAGTATGCGGCGGATGTGCGTGCCTACATAGAGGATGCCGTGGGGATGTCGCGGTCCGATACCATGGCCTCCGAAGACCCTTCCCGAACCGGGGCCGCCGTAAGAGGAAAGAGGGCGCCTTCCGATGTTGGAACTTTCGCGTTCATAGACAACCTTCACCGGGGCATTACCCACGGGGGACGTATCATAAACGAGATGATACCGGAAGTCTACGATACTCCACGAGATGTTCGAGTGATGCTGGGCGAAGAGGACCAGACCCTTTCATTCATGCCGGTCAACACGCCGTATGCGGAAGCGTTCAAGAAAATCCAGAAGGCACCAGGGCGGTACACCGGGATTGATCCCAAGGAATTACAGCCCCACGTGAAGGATGAGCCGAAGTCAAAATACAATGACTTGTCTAAGGGCGACTACGATGTTATTATTAAGGTTGGCCCTCCGTTCAGCACAGCCAGGGAAGAGGCGGCAGAACAGATGATGATTGTGGCGACACAGGGTCAGAAGATGAACCCCGTGGATAAATACTTCACTGTCAAAAACATGAACCTCGCTGACGGTGGTGAGTATGCCGACACACTAAGACGGATGATCCCGCCCCACATACTACCCCCGAAAGAAGGGGAACCCGCCCGTCCTCAGCCGCCCGTCCCCCCCCAGATGCAACTCCTCATGCAGAAGGCGAAGACGGAAGAACTCAAGCAGAACAACGCCAAAATTAAGGAACAAAACATCATGCTCCAGACGAAGGCGAAGTTGCTGGAGATGGCCAAGGAATCAGATAAGACCGACAAGGAAGTCAGGAGAATTGCGTTGCAGGCGATCTCCGATGTTTTCTCCCCGGGAGGAGAATAATGGGAGTGATTTATTGGGGAGTAAATCATCGGACAAGGGCCGATGCGCTAATCTTTGATGCAAGGTCTATTACGGAAGGAGGGCCCCAATGATCGTTGAGCTTACCGCCGTACCGCATCAAGGGGGGAGACCTTTTTCCATAGTCATCCCACCGACAGCTCCCGTCTTCATTGAACCGCTTATTTCGGAAGCGGGGGACTTGGTTGGATCGAAAATTGCCATTGCAGGCTTCGGGAACTTCCTGTGTCAGGAGACCTATGAACAGGTGATGGCACTGTTTCCCAGAAAGCAAAAAAAGAAGAACATGACGTTGGCCAGCGTGCTACCGCTAAAGAAGGGAGACCCGGCATGAGAACGAATCAGGATAAAGTGATTGTGAAATGTGACCCCCCCATCGAGAAGATAGGCAGCATTTTCGTCCCGGAAGTTTACCAATCTACCTTATGGAGCGGAACGATCATCGTCACCGGGCCGGGCCGTATCACCGACAAGGGGAAGTTCATCCCCATGTCTCTTCACGTGGGCGACAGGGTGATCATCGACACTGCCAGGGCCATGCAGCTCACCTATGAAGGCGAAGAACTCATGGTCACGCGCGAGGATGAGATAATGGGAACCATAACCTCAGAAGGGGAAGTTCTCACATGGAAAAACTCAGGCCGTCCTACCAGGAAAGAGTGGGAAGAAAGCATGTATCTGACGCAAAGGGGACAGGTGAGGAGGGTACTGGCATGACTCCGGAGGAAATACAATTGGACTACTTTGAAAATATTCTACACGCTCCTCCCAGGCATTCGCGAGAGTGTTCGTCAGATTATGCTGTTGATACAAAGAAACTTCTTGACTTGCCCCCCAACAGGGTGTATAGCCATAAGGAGACAGTAAGCGTCTCACTGAAGAGAAAAGACGTTGTAGACCTGATCAAAATGCTTCAAGGACTTCAACGGAGGTTAAGGGAGTTGGCGGAATGAATGATGTGTTAGAATGTTTTTTGAAAATAGAACATGCCATGCTTCTTCAGCGGGCAGCTTCATTCAGAACCATCGAAAGGGAAGAGGCTGGAAAGATTAAAAAAATGTTTGTTGTTGACATGCCGAAGCCTTACAGCAGACGGGAGGAAGATAAAGAATAGTCTTTAGTCGCCCCCGAGCGGGGCGTGGATTGGAACCCTAAGTCTCAAAATAGGAGACCCAAAGGGCTACCGCCATGAAAGTGGTGAGTAGCCCTTATTTTTTGTTCAAAGGAGATCGATTATGGCAGAACCCGTGCAGGATGGCACGATAGACGAAACGGCGGACCCGTCAACCGCAGGACCAGAAGTAGCGGGAGATCAGACTTCCGACCAGCCGCAGACGGCGGAGCCGTCAACCTCAACAGAGACACCCCCTGTCGAAACCACGGATGAAACCAAGGAAGCCGCACCCTCGACAGTACCGGTGAAAAAGCCGAAGACCGCCGAAGACCGCATCAATGAACTTGTCGCACAGCGGGAATACTGGAAGGGCCGTTCGGAAGGTACGATCAAGCCTCCTGCAGAACAGACCGTTCAGCCGCCCCAGGTGGCTGCACCAGCCGCAGGACCGCCTGCAAAACCGAAGCCTGAAGATTTCCCCGACTGGGAAGCCTACGAGGACGCCAAGGATACATGGCTTATCGAAATGGGCAAACACCAGGCGGTGCAGGAGCTTCAGGGGAGGATCGCCCAGACGAGCCAAGCCGAGCAAGTCAATAAGGTCATTACGGCGCATCAGGATCGCATGAAGAAAGCAGCCGAAGAAGATCCTGCTATCGCGGAAATCGCCGAAGACCCGACTTTGCCTATGTCAACCGCTATGCGTGCCGTAATCATGATGCGGGAGGAAGGGCCTCAACTGATCCGTTATCTTCACGAAAACAGGGACGAAGCGAAGCGCATTTATAACCTTGCCCCTCTCGTGCAACAGAATGGACAGTGGGTTGAAAAGCCCGGAGGGAACCCCTTTACCGTATTTTTGGAACTTGGAAAAATCATCGGGGCGCTTGAAAATACCCCGACAACCGCAAAACCCAGAAGTAAAGCTCCTGTTCCCCATACCCCCGTTGGTGGAAATAACGGGACGGTGGTTTCCGGCGACCTTTCGGAACTCGCCAAGACCAACCCCGATGAATATATCAAGAGGGTGAGGGCTCAGAAAGCATAAACAAGGAGACCCGATATGCCAAACAAAACACTAACCAGCACAGAGGTAGCAATCAATGCTATCGATGTTCTTCACAACAATGCGAAGTTGATTCAGGTTATCGACAAGCAGTACAACGCCGAGTTCAAGAAAGAAGGCGCCAAGATAGGCTCAAACTTCAACATCAAGCGTCCATGGAGACCTACCGTCAGCAGGCAGTCCGCCCTGGTCGTTCAGTCTTTCCAGGAAGATACTGTGCCGCTCACTTTGCAGTATCAGTATCAGGTGGGCCTTAACTTCACCCAGAACGAACTTGCCCTGTCCGTCCAGAACTTCAGGAAACAGGTTCTCGACCCTGCTCTTCCCGCGATGGCGACCGCTATGGATATCGATGCCCTCGGGCTCGGCTATAACGGCTTCATGCAGATGGGAACGGCTGGTACGCTTCCGGGAACGGCAGGATGGACCCCAGTTGCAAATATCCTTCTCGACTACAGCAGCCCCGACTGGCCTCTCTATGCCGGCGCACTTCTCGACGGCATGTCGGCGCCAAGGGACAAGAGAAGGGAAATCATCGTAAATCAGTGGGCCATGGCGGCTACGGTGAAGGGTCTGTCCGGCCTCTACGAATCCAGTAAACAAATTGCCGAACAGTACATGCAGGGCGTCATGATCCATGCGCTTGACTTTGATTGGGCGATGGACCAGAACATCAATACCCTGCTCACCGGGACACGAAGCGGAACTGTCCTCGTAAATGGTGCTTCACAGGTCGGCTCCAACCTTCTCACAAATGGATGGACGGCGGGCTCGGTCCTGAATGCGGGTGAGATTATCATGGTTGCCGGGATTTACCATGTGAACCCCGAAAACCAGAAACCGAACACGGGCTACAACGCCACGTTTGTTGTGACCTCAAACGCTACGGCGGACGGCGGCGGGAACATGACCATTCCTATCTACCCGGCGATCACGCCCGCCGTTTCGGGCTCCGCATACGGCACGGTCAATGCTTCCCCGGCAACGGGCGGGGCGATCACTCTGCTTTCCGGTTCGAGCGCGACATACTACCCGGTCAACCTTGCATTCCACGGCGATGCCTTCACTATGGCGACGGCTGACCTCGTGATGCCTTCGGGCGTTGACTTTGCAGCCCGTGAGTCCTATCAGAACATCTCGATCCTCATTGTCAGGGCTTACGACATCACGAACACTCAGTTCCCGGCAAGGGCCGACGTGCTGGCCGGATATGCTTGCACCAGGCCTGAGCTTATCTGCAGAATTACGGGGTAAGTACTTGCAATTACTGAGGTTTTACGACAAACATAACAAGGAGATCAACCATGTATAAGGTTCTCGACGATTCAAACACTGACGGCACAGTCCTCGGACAGTCGTCTTCGGCCAAAGTGGCTTTGTGGGGCGCAGTCCCCATCCCTCAGTTTACCACTCCCATGCAGGCGAATATCCAGAACATGCCTCTGGGCACACTGACCACCTTCACCTTCGGAGCTACCCCCATCGGCTGTGCTAGCGGGTCTACTCAGGAGTTCGCTTTTACCGTTAGCCTCGGAACATCCGGCGCTCTTGTGGCTACCACGGACTTCCTTCTTGCCATCAACCCCGTTTCAGCCATAAGCGTTGGCTCTGGCTTCGCGGGCATCAGGAACAGTGCTGTATCACTCAACACGCTCATAGGGAATGAGATTAACGTGACCGGCCTGGCTGCAACTCCTGCAGCTGGCTTGTTTACAGCAGTCATCGCTACAGGATTCCCTACCGTGTATTCAGCCATCACCCCCGCTGCAGTTGCATCATTAACCTCCGCCGAACAGATATTCACCATTGGCGGGATGAACGCGGCAGGTTCGGCTGTGTTGGATAACTCCGGGCACGTCGTAGGTGTCTATGTGACGACTGCCGGACAGGGATACTACATGCCTCCCCAGGTTGTTTTTGCGGGCGGTGGCCCTCTGGGCGGGGTCACTTCGGCTCTTCCAGGATCGGGAGCTAGCGGTATTATCGGTGGTTCACCGTTCTCTCCGGGGTCTTCGTCAAATTTCGGGTATCCCAACGTCTCCGGGGCTGGTAATGTGGTTGGAACGGCGCTTATGCTTGAATCTCCGGCAGCCTCAGCGACCTACCCCTACGGGTCAGGTGCTTGCGGGACAGCAGTTGTGTCCGGAGGCGGTGTCGTCGGAGTAATCATGACCCACATAGGAAGCGGCTATCAGGCCGCTCCGACCGTCTCTTTTGTTGGCGGCAACACCTTTAGCGTGGGGATGGAAGCTCACATGGCCGCTTCTGGTGTCGTATCCGGATGCGGTTTCGGAAATGTCCGAGTGGCTGGTCCGAACCAGATCGGTATCACATTCATCAATCCGTCTACGTCGGTGGTCA